AGGACATTTCAGAATTTGAGGAATTTGGCGTCGATGTACCTGAATGGGTCGTTTACCACAATCGTGATAAATTAGTTGGTAAAATTAAAGCCCCGGTCACAAGTCGTCGAGCAACTTATGCTGCTACGCGCCTAATTTCTTATTTAGAATTATGTGCAGGACATAGAGACATTTATGACTCTTTGGTCGCTATAATTTTACGAAAAGTCAAGCGTGCTAAAATGGAAGATCCTAAATTTAACGTTAGGATCCCTTCTTACCAGGCTATTTTGACAAATTGGTATAATCCTTCAACTGACTTATCTTCGCTTCATAATGATGACTCATTTGTTGACGATGAAAAGTATAAGGATGGCCTAGTTCTGTTTGGTGAAATGTCCATAATAGATCATTTCACAAATTTCCTTTCACGGGTTATTGACGTCTTTAATCCCGATGTCTATAACTCTACATTTACAAATTTTGTGCAGCGACCCTTCAGAAAATTTTCTGAATGGCCTTTCGCTATGTTAAGTCATGCAAATCAAGCTCACACAGCTCGTCATTTGTCAACTTTAGTTCAAAAATCTCCATATGATTGGATTTCGAACGAAGTTGAGCTAGTGACTGCTGGGGATGCCCGATTTGCTACATCCAAGCTCATGAAACATTGGGTGTACATGGCTTTACGCAAAGATAGAGGAAGTTATTTCTCATTATATATTGCTGCTATAGACAAAAAGTTGTGTGATCTAAAAGCCATTATGTTTGGTTATTTAGACTTATCTATTCGGCGTGTTGACGTGCCGATATGGAACATCCTTTTGGTAGCTTTGTTAGGAGCTATTCCTGACTTACCATTGCCAGATTACACTAAGTTGCCTGGTTACCAAGCACTTTGTGATTTCAGTCTTGGTGCGGTTGCAGATCAGCTCTTTGCTTTGGGCTTAAACAAAATTTGGTCACTTACACCACCAAATTTTGTTTCAGTCATATCCGCAATCAGCACTATTGAACGTAATCACCCAATTACTATTAAGGCGTCCACCGGTACAGGTAAGACGTCTGTAATGGTTAATTTGATATCAAAGAAATTTATGAATTTCACAAAAATAGTTGTTGTGGAACCTCGTGCTGCTATTGTTAAAGGTATTGTCCCATACATGCGCAACCAGTATGGGCTTGATGCCACAATGTTGACACAGGGTGCCACTTATGACCCCAAAGCACGTGTTGTGTATTCCACGCCTCTTGAAGTTTTAATACATCCTGAGTTTTTGCAACAGAACACTTTATTTATTGTAGATGAATGTCATGTGGATGAACCTTTACATGCATTCAGTATTGATTTCCT